TGGTTGCTCCTGCGTAAATTTCAATCAAGGGACCGCCTCCTTTCTATTAACTTCCTGCCACACCAAGGTTTCTAACTGTGACGGTATTTTGGTTCCACTGAAGCTGTGCAATAACTCTTGTTAGAATATTACCATCAATGGTAAGAGGGATAGTTACATCAAAGACTGCGCCGTCAGAACCACCAAAGCTACCCGTGACTTGAGAATTCAGGTCCAAATCAAAGTCTGTAGGAATAGCTCTCTGCATATCTTTTTCGACATCACCCATGGCTTTCTCGAAGCCCTCTCCAATACCTTCACCCATGTTGGAACCAATGCCTGCAAATACCTTTGAAGGAGATCTAATACCAAGAACCTTCTTAACTCCACCAACGATCCCGTTGACCATGTTTTTCACTTTTTCTCCAAGCCAACCAATCATCGATGCGATACCGTCCCATAAACCTCTGGCGATATTTCTTCCCACTTCTAAGATTGATGGGATCCCACGGGCAAGTCCGGTGACGATAGACATGATGATTTGGGGCAATTGAGCCACGATCTGAGGAATGGCACGAATAAGTCCCATACCAAGTTGAATGGTCAGCTGAACTCCCATTTCAATAAGCTTTGGTAGATTGCTGGTGATAAAGGTAATGATGCTGTTAATAATCTGAGGCAGTGATTGAATCAGTGTTGGCAGAGAGTTCAAAAGCCCCATAGCCAAGCCGCTGATAATCTGAAAAGCTGCATCCAGCACCAAGTCTAAGTTATTGATAAGTGTTGCAGCAATTAGAATCACCGCTTCTACAATGGACGGAATGAGTTCCGGTAGTGCATCTCCTAGTCCGGTGGCTAGGGTCACAATCATCACTAGCGCCGCTTCCACTAGGGCAGGAAGATTGGTAATAATCCCATCTACCAGTGTAAGAACAAGCTGCAAAGCACCATCTGTAATTTGTGGCAAGGCTTCGATAAGGCCACCTACAATGGTCATGATGATATTGGTTGCCGCTTCAATAAGTGTGGGAAGATTATCTAAAATCCCACTGACAAGAGCGAGAATCAAATCAGGTGCAACTTCTGCAATAGCTGCAATAAGTCCAGTAACCACATCCAGTATTTGAGGAAGGATGACGGCAATCTGCTCAACCGTCTGCTTTGCACCTTCTTTTAACTGCTCAGCGGCACCCTCTTGGCCAGTGATAAGGCCCGTCAAACCATCTAAAATCATGGTAAAACCAGGAAGGAGCTGTGAGGTGATGTTGTTTTTCACCCCAGCAAATGAGCGGGTGAGGTTATCCATGGCGTCTGTGTAGTTCACCGCAGCGTCTACTGACTCATCGCTCATAACCAGCCCCAGCTCACTGGCTTTATTCTTAAGGGCATCGGTGCTTTCAGCGGTTTGGTTTAAAAGTGCCCCCAGTTCAACTGAAGCACTCCCAAGAAGGTCATTGGCAATGGCCGCTTTTTCACCTTCATCAGAGATCCCTTGAAGACCTTTAATGGTCATTTCAAAGACTTCTTCACGGGTTTTTCCCTGTAGATCTGACATGGAAATACCTAATCGTTGAAACTTTTCAGTGGCTGAGGAACTCCCATTGATGGCATCGTCCACGGTGTTATTAAGTTTCTTCATTCCGTTATCTAAGGAAGAGATACTGGCACCGTTTTGTGAAAGAACATAGTCCCACTCTTGGTAGCCTTTTCTGGAGAGACCAATTCTCTGGCTAGCCTTATCGATCTCATCCCCTGCGGCGGCAGCATCATTAGCCATATCAAAGAGCTTTTTACCTGCGGTGACAGCTGCAGTTCCAATGGCTGCCATGGCAACGCCAATCCCCGCAGCCACACCTTTCATAACTGAACCGAGCTTTTCAAACTTACCACCAGAATCATCTGCCACTTTTGCAGAGTCTTTGATTTCATCCCCAAACTTGTCAGCTTCTTTACCAGCATCATCAAACCCATCACTGGCTGCATCTAATGCCTTATTGTTATCATCCAGCTCTTTTTCCATTTTATTTAGATCTGCATTTGCATTGTTTAGCTGGATCTGCCAGGCTTTTGTTCTTTTGTCATTCTCCCCAAAGGACTCAGCAGCATTTTTCAGCGCAGCTTCAAGGGTGGATACTTTGCTTTTCTGAGCGTCGATCTCTTTATTTAACACTTCATTTCTTGCTGTAATAGCTTTGATAGATTTATCTTGCTTATCAAACTGTGAGGTGACCAGATTCATTTCAGAACCCAGCACTTTGAATGTTTGATTGATATCTCGAAGAGAGTTCTTAAATTCTTTCTCACCCTCAACACCTATTTTTAGGCCGAAGTCCGACATAGCGTTCACCTCCTTTGGGGCATGAAAAAAGACACCCATAATCGAGTGCCTTGTAAAAGTATTTATTGATTTATTTATTCTGCTAATGCTTCATCTATAGCTTGTTGAATCGCCTCATGGCAGCATACTCCCAACGGGTTTTTGATTTCACAGTTGGAGTTTCTCATTGCGCCAGTGATAGCTAACACATCTTTCATTTTCTGCGCGCCTTTATCCTTTACAGCTTCTTTCACCTGATCAATCGTAACCTTGCTGCAATAACAAGCATATCTAGGATCTGCTTCTTTCTTAAACCAAATAGGAACTTTTATTTGCTCTTTGCTAAACTGAACTTTATTGTTTTCACTGTAGTAAACAGTATCGCAGTTTTCATTCATGCATATGGAATAATTTGAAGAATCGACAGATGTTTCATACTCATCTTTTACTAAATGTCTCACTGTAACATTTTTTACTTTTTTGCCCTCTTGCTTGCAAATAGGGCACTTGTTAGTATCATTACTAATTATGGTCAAATCTACAATATCGCCACAACAATTACACCCTTTATTTTCTGACATTTTATTCCTCCATTCGTTTTGTCATATACACTATTATATATGACTGCTTCAAATCATAATAGGAAAAATTTACAGAAATTCTGGTATTATTTCATCGATATAGCGTCCTTGTTTCGGTTTCGATATTCCGGTAAATTGCTTATGACACTCCCAAAGGTCCATCAAATAGCCAATGGGCATAAGCCACACTTCATCTTCTAAGCGTCTTAAATGGACTGTTCCAAAGTAGATAAGTCGGGTAAAGACTTGTTCATCACTTACCCGACCACCTCGTTTTTTGAGTCGTCACTCCCCACATTCCTTTTTGTACCTTTCATCATACTGGCCATGATGGCATTTTTGTAATTAGCTAGATCAAATGGAGTGGTAAGAAGTTCCACTTCATCTTCTGTGAGCAGTTCTTTTCTATCATCCTTGTTCCTAATATTATGGATCAGGATGGATTGGTTTGCCAGAAGGGTGATGAGCCACACCACCTCTTCGAGCGCCATTTCAAAGTTCTCAGTTTTCATGAGCTTATCGCCCAAATTCTCAAGACCACCATAGCGCTTGGCAATTTCCTTTGTAGCTTTAGTGGTAAGAATCATCTTAAACTCTGTGCCACCAATATCAATGGTGGTACTTCTTTCTTCAGCGGCTTCGTCAATCTTTAATTTTTTATCTGCCATGATCAACCCTCCCATTAAGAAACAACAACAGTGGCCACTGTAGTCGTCACGTTTTCTGCGCCACTAGAGCTTAAGACACAGTAGTAGTAATAGGTATCGGCCAAGAGATCTGTTGGAATATCAAAGCTGGCCGATGTCTCCCCATTAATGGCAGTACCGCCAGTGGTGCTATCGATGGTATTTTCATACCATTGATAGGTTACAGGGTTTGAGGTGTTGGAATTTGCCACAACAGAGAGGCTTCCAGAAATACTGCCTGCGGTTACTTCAGTTAAGCTTGCCGGCTCAGTTGTGATGGTTATGGTTGGCGTTACGGCTGTAAAGTCTGGTTCATATACGGATGTGAACCAACTTGTAATGGTTGATGCCGATACACCATTATCGCCTTCAGTAACTTCCGCTTTCCAAGGATGTTTGCTTTCTCCATCCAGTTTGTTTCTCCTAAAGACGGTTCCTTCTATGGTGGGACTGCTAAATGTGATGGAGTCACCTTTGGTTGCAAGACTTGTAGCGGGAACAGAGAAGATAACCCTGTAGAGCCAAAAGTAGCGATATTTTCCATTGGCCTTCTTGGCGCGAAACCCAACTGCCACAGGGCTACCACCATCTTCACTTCTTGAAACCACCACATTGTTGCTATCAATTTTGCAGCCGGTTAAATCCTGAGCCACAAGTGAACCAATATCATCAATTCCTAAACTTAAAGCACCACTCTTAAATTCTTTGACCACCTCGCTGGCACCGTCATCTGCGTAGAGAATGGCTTCAATGAGCTCAATACTCAGTTCTGCAGTCATGGCTTTAGCCAGCACTTTAGGGGTGCCATAGGTTTCAATGCCGTTTTGATCTTCTGTGATTTTTGCATAAAATAGAGAGTCCAATCCGATCGTTGCCATTTATTCTTCCTCCGTTTCATATTCTTTCATTACGTCAATGGCGTAATGATGAAATTTAGTGTCGTGTTCGTAACCTACATACTGTCTATCCGTGATGGTTATCCCTCCAGATTGTAGGGCCTTAGTCAGTTCTTTCTTGCGCTTCATATAGTTCTTCTTCGTGAAAAGAGAAAGCCGAGCTTCTGAAAGAATCATATAGGCCTCATTGTCTGCAAAGAGATCAAGCCTATCAGACATGGGAGTGATAACCAGATATTCATCAGGCGGCGTATCAGAAAACACTCCGGTTTCCACAGGAATGTTCAGGGGTCCGAGTATGTGGTTTAAATCCGCAAGTAAGCTCATAGCTTTTCAATCTCCTTATCCAGTTCTGATTTCATAGTTTCAATGCAGGCCTTCCGCGATGCTGACTTTGCGGGCTTCAAGAAGGGTTTAGGCGGCTGACCTGATTTACCGTACTCAAGGATATTTGCAATCTTAGCATTGGCATCTCCATCACCACGAGGTTCATTAAAGCCAACCTTGACATTGAAGTTTCCATTTCGATCTAGCTTAGTGGGAGAGAGGCCTAGGGAAGATACCAGCTCGCCAGTTGAACGGCTTTTTTCTTTGGTTTCGTTCCCAATAACGCCTTTAAGGTTGGTTTTCACTTTATCCAGAACAACCTCACCACCAGCTTCTAAAACATTAGAGATGATTTCATCGGTCTTATCACCAAGTTTTGAGAGCTTCATCAGAAAGTCATCGGGCATTTTCATGGTTGCTTTAGCCACTTGGAACCACCTCCTTGGCCAGCACTTCAATGTACATCCCGCGGCCTTTCACATCTTCAACGGATGTGATTTCAAATCTCTTATCACTATGGATGATCACCATAGACGTTGTAATGGTTATACCAGGTATGCGGCGAAAGCGAAAAAGGTCTGTGGCTTCTGAAAAGGAAGCTCTATTTGCCCATTTCTCATTGCCATGGCGACCTTCTCGATAAGCCCTTACAGAAGCTACAATATTATCAACTTCTGTTTTAAACCCTTCGGAATCTTTTATGGTGATGCTTTCTACAATATCGATAAAGGTATTCATTTTCCCAAAGCTCATGACTACACCTTCCAATCCCGATCAAGCCGCAGCAGGAGATTGACTGTATTCCATACCTGCTGTCCAGCTTGAACATTATCTGAAAAGAAACCACCGGTGCTGCCGTCCCTGGATTCATAAAAGTGGGACGACAGCATAATGATGGCTTGCTGTGTGGTGGCTGGCATAACTGCTTCCACGTAGTGGTTTTCAGTAAGGTGCTGATAGCTTTCTGCATACCTCGTGGCGGCGGTGATGTACATCTCGAGGAGTTCATCATCAGCCGAGTGATCAAGAATTAGATTTGCTTTCACTTTTTCCAGCAGTGTCATCTCGCCACCATCCTTTCATTAGTCTGAAATCATAAGCCCTGCTGCTTTAAGTTTGGTGAGAAGGACATTAAAATCCGTCACCAAATCTTCTACTGTGGCAGCAGTACTTGCAGCTTGATTATCGAGAACGGGGAGGCCAGTAACGACCGCCCCCTCCTTGATCTCAAGCGTTCCACCAATGACGGTTTTTTCACCGCCCTGTTCGGTAAAGTTCTTTGTGTTATAACTCATAGGACACCTCCATTACGCTTTCTGCTGAAGCACTTTGATGGCTTCAGGAAGAATCAGCTTTCCATCCACACGCTGAGTGGCAACAAAACCTACCTGGCCAGTAGCCGCATAGAGCTCATTAAGTCTCTTGAAGACTCTGCCTTGACGATCCGCTACCCAGTAGTAACCAAAGTCACCGAAGATAATGGACTTTGCAGATGCAGCGATGGTAGGAACGTAAGATGAAGTGTAAACAGGTCTATTCAAAATGGTATCTGGAGTTCCGGCCTGAAGTGAAGGCTGCCAGATATACTGACCCTGACCATCTTTTAGTTTTCTAATGGCCTTAATGGTAGCATCGTTCATAACGAACACGGACTTGTTTCTGTAAGGAGACTTTAGAGAGTAGAAAAGGTCCAAAACCTCATCAATGGTAATAGCTGTAGCACTTGCAGCGGTTACACCGATTTGCGCTCCACCAGTGGCAGCAAGAATACCTGTAGGCTTACCAGAACCATCTCCTGTGAAGAAAGCATCTTCTTCCTTGTTACCAATACGTCTTGCAAACTCTCTAGCAATATAGTTTTCAAGATTAAACACGCTGTCATTAAGAAGCTCTTCAGACACCTTGATCATGGTACCTAGCTTGTAAGCACCAATGGAAACCTGTCCAAAACTATCATCGCTTTCAGGAATGGCACCTTCTTCATCAATCCAAGAAGCAGTACCTTTGGAAGCTACCACAGGAATCTTACGGTCACCAGAAGAGGTGGAGATGACGTTGGCCAGCTTTCTGAAGATATTCTCTTCATCCAGGGCTTCAATAAGGGTACGTTCGAACTCATCTGGTACAAGGTAACCACCTTCCGTGTCAGTGCCAATCTGTAGTGCGTTCTTAATCACTGGATCAAGCCCTTCACCAGAACGGGTTCTCATAGCATTCCAGAATGCTTTCTGGTATTCTGCGGAGGCTCTGCCGCCTTTGGATTCCATACCCTGGAAGATAGGTTTTCCGGTAAGTGGTGTGTTAAGTGGTTTTGAAAGCTCACGGTCGAGAGCCTCCTGCTTTTCAAGTCGGTCAATCTCCTTACCAAGGGCAACAACATCAGCTTCCATCTTTTCATAGGTTGCAGTGTCTTCAGCGGATACAATTCCATCTGTACCTCTTTTGGTATCCAGGAAGGCTTTAGCAGCTTCCCAGGACTTTGCTCTTTTTTCACGCAGTTCAAGAATTTTATTCATAGTGTTTTCCTCCTAATATTTAGTGTTGAATCAAAGAAAGCCGCTTTTCCAGCGACTCAATGGGGGTGCCAGTATTCTCTTTTGCTAGTTTGGGTTTTACCTTATCCAGCAGGGAGTTGGTAACAGCTCTGCGGCTAAATGCATAGGTGAAATCCTCAGTCTGATTTCGTTTCTTCTCATCCAAGATGCCATCAGCAAATCCAAGCTCGATGGCCTTCTTTGCATTAAGCCAGGTTTCTGCATCCATAAGATGAGAGAGCTTTGTCCTTGATTGACCTGTCTTGATTTCATACGCATTGATGATGCTCTCTTTAACTTCAGAAAGCATGGCGATGGCTTTTTTCATTTCCTCACTGTCACCAATGGCCACTGTAAGGGGGTTGTGCACCATCATAAGGGCAGTTGGTGCCATGAGCACCGTTGTCCCCGCCATAGCGATGACAGAGGCGGCTGAAGCGGCAATGCCATCGATCTTTACAGTGACAGTGCCTTTGTAATCCATAAGCATGGCGTAAATCTGACTAGCAGCAATGCAATCACCTCCTGGAGAATTGAGCCAAATAACAATGTCACCCTCACCGGCAGTAAGCTCTGCTTTAAATGCCTTAGGGGTGACGTCATCATCAAACCATGAATCTTCGGCAATAACGCCGTCTAGATAAAGTGTTCGGACGCCAGTGTTTTCATCACGCGCCCAGTTCCAAAACTTCTTCATTTAGGTTCCTCCGTTTCTTTATTATTTGTGAACGCTCCTGCGTCCTGTAATTTTGTCATGGCCCCGTTGATGAGGAAGAGATCGCCTCCAAGTTCAGCAGGAATTCTATCCAGATTTTCTAGTTCTCTGATATCATTGGCGCTCATCCAACCGTTCTGCCTTGCAGTGGCATAACCACTCATTCGGCTAACATAGTCACCACGTAATAGGCCATCCACATTAAACTTGATAAATACATTAGGTTTCTCACTCTCCATGAGAAGTGCTCTGCACATGGACTGTTCCCAGCGGACCACCCAAGGGTCGAGGGTGTATTTTACAAACTCCAGTGATTGCTGCTCAATGTTGCTAAAGGATGACTTCTCAAGATCAGCCAGCATATGAGGTGGGACCCTAAAGATACGAGCGATCTCATTGATCTGAAACTTTCTGGTTTCAAGAAATTGTGCCTGTTCTGGTGATATCCCTATAGGCTGATACTTCATACCTTCCTCAAGGACAGCCACCCGGTGGGCATTGCCACTTCCTTGATAGGCAGCGTTCCAGGATTCTTTAATCTTCTGAGGGTCCTTGATGGTACCGGGATGTTCTAGGACGCCACCCGGTGAAGCGCCGTTAGCAAAAAACTTAGCTCCGTATTCCTCCGTAGCAATTGCAAGGCCCACCGCATTTTTCGCCATGGCAATGGGTGAATAGCCTACCAGCCCATCAAAGCCAAGTCCTGGGATGTGAAGGACATCCGATGGTGATAGGTACACTTGATTTTCTCTGCCAAGAGTAGGGACATCTTCACTACCACGCTGATACAAATAGAAAAGCCTACCACTTGAATCACGGTCGACAGTCATTTTATTTGGCATCAGTGGATAGAGAGAAATCACTTCACCACGTGCATTTCGAATAATCTGAGCATAAGCATTTCCCCATAATAAAAGATGACTCATCAGCGTTTCTCTAAAGGCAAATGAAGTCATCTCTGGGTTTGGTTCATCATGAAGTAATTTATATAGCGGATGTTTTAGGTTTTTCTCCTTGCCACCTGAATCATTGTATTTATAGACATGAAGCGGAAGGCCAGCCAACGTCTCAGATAAGATTCTTACGCAGCTATATACCGCTGTCATTTGCATGGCGGTTTGCTCATTAACTGGCTTACCAGCGCTGGTGCTTCCAAAAAAGAAGCTGTATCGGCTGCCACCAAGAGCATCTTTAGGTTTGTCTCGTGCCTTAAATATTCCTTGCAGTATTCCCATGGACATGACCCTCCTTAAAATGAGCATGAAAAAAGCACCTATCAAGAATAGATGCTTAATATAGATACTTTCGAATTCACATTAAGAGTAGTTCATATAAGATAAATTATGTGCATTAGTTATAACAGTAAATTGAAATTAGCAGAGTTCACTACTAAAAACAGAAGTTAGTCCAAGTCTTGAATATTCATTTTATCAAGCTGTGAACGAAGTTTTATTTTTTCACGACAACCGAAATAAATCCCAAGTAAGACAATGGTTGGAATATTACTAATTAGAAAGGTTGAGGCAAGTAGCATGAATATCTCCCCACCTTTCATTGCCTCAAAAACAGCAATATTTGAAACCATCAATAAAGAATATATAAAGGTGATTGTCGGAAGTATAAGTCCAAACCACTTACTCCTCTTTTTAGATAGAAATATTTGAAGAAAGATTCCTCCAACTAACAATGCCATCACAAGAAACAACATTATAGTCACGTTTTTCATATTATTCAGCTCCTTTAACTTTTTTGTATTCAGAAATTAATAGTTTAGCAGTTTCAAAGTCTACCTTATCGTTTAAAGCTAATCGCTTGATTAAAGCGACGTAAGGTTCGTTCGCAGCATTTTCACTTATTTGAATTTTTTGTATTAACTTATCAAGCCTAAGTCTTACAGTAGGATAAGTAACTTCATATTGATTAGCAATTTCCTTTAGTGAACCTGAAGCTAAAAGAAATTTTTTGATAAATGATACATCTTCATCATCAAGATTAATCATCCATTCGGGCACAACATCTATCGCCATATTAAATCCTCCTTTAATAATGTTGATTATAGGCTTTAATAATGTTAAAGTCAATAGTTAATTTGATGTTAAATAAAATAATGACATTTATGGCATTCATTCTATCATAGAGAAAATAACATTAGAAGATTAAAAGGCCTCGATCGTCATATACAGAATTACCGGTTTCTCCACCACAGCGAATGGCTCGGTCAAGGGCCATGATTGTAGCCACAGCACCGTCAATCTTTTCTGTTGATTTTTCTTTATCTGCTTTGATGTTTCCAGCAGGATCTGTTCGAATGAAGATATTGTCCATCATCCAGCGAAGAACTGGGTGGCCACCGTGAGCGATTTTCTGCTCTAGTGTGAGCTTCATCAGTTCCTTCGTTGGCGGAGACATGTCTTTGAAGCCCTGACCAAAAGGGACAACAGTGAATCCTAAATTCTCTAGATTCTGCGTCATCTGAACTGCACCCCAGCGGTCAAAGGCAATCTCGCGGATATTATATTTCAATCCAAGTTCCTCAATGAATGTTTCTATGAATCCGTAGTGGACCACGTTACCTTCAGTGGTCATTAGAAATCCTTGTTTTTCCCACACATCATAATTCACGTGATCCCGCCTAACCCTCAGGTCAATGCTGTCTTCTGGTATCCAGAAGTATGGTAGAACCACATATTTATCGTCTTCATCCTGGGGAGGGAACACAAGTACGAAGGCTGTAATATCAGTGGAAGAAGATAAGTCCAGCCCGCCATAACAGACGCGACCTTTTAGGCTTTCTGGTTTAACCGGAAAAGCACAGGCATCCCATTTATCCATAGGCATCCAGCGAATGGCCTGCTTCACCCATTGATTGAGTCGAAGCTGCCTGAAGCTATTTTCTTCCGCAGGGTTTTGTCTTGCTGACTCATAAGCCATTTTTACTTTATCCATGCTTACAGTGATGCCGAGGGATGGATTTGCTTTCTTCCATATCTTTGGATCAGACCAGTCATCTTCTAGAGCTGCACCATAAATGACGGGGTAGAAGGTAGGGTCGTTCTTTCTTCCTGCCATGATATCCAGTGCCTTTTGATGAACCTCCCAGCAGATACTGTTTTGATTATCTCCAGCAGTGGTGATTAGAAAGTACAAGGGCTGCATCCTGGCATCGCCACTACCTTTGGTCATAACATCAAATAGCTTTCGGTTTGGTTGAGTGTGGAGCTCATCGAAGACAACTCCATGGGTGTTGAAGCCGTGCTTGTTTCCAACATCGGCAGAAAGCACCTGATAAATGCTTCCGGTGGGTTGATAGATTAATCTTTTCTGTGAGTCCAGAATCTTAACTCGCTTTGATAAAGCTGGGCACATTCGCACCATATCTGCTGCCACGTTAAAAACGATGGAGGCTTGGTTACGATCTGCAGCACAGCCATAAACCTCAGCACGCTCTTCGTTATCTCCACAGGTTAAGAGCAGGGCAACAGCCGCCGCCAGCTCACTTTTCCCCATCTTCTTTGGTATTTCTACATAGGCAGTATTAAATTGGCGATAACCATTTGATTTAATGGTTCCAAATAAATCCCTGATGATTTGCTCTTGCCAATCTATCAGTTCAAAGGGCTTTCCTGCCCAGGTTCCTTTGGTATGGGAGAGGCATTCAATAAAACCTACTGCATAGTCCGCCATCTCCTTGCTGTAATGTGAATCCTTCGCCATGTATGATGTTGGTTTATACTTCTTTAGTTTTCGGATATGCGGACACCTCCTTTAAAAGACATAAAAAATAGACCATAAGGTCTTCTGTAACGAGGAAAAGAGCCATACAGCCCTGTTCCTTTATGCGTTTTATCTTGTTGTTAATTGTATTCCTTCATCAATATTTCAAGTGCAGCTTGCGCATTGGCGTCAATGGGTTCAATGTCCCAGCCTCTATCAAAGTTTGCAATGATCTGGCCATCTCGCTTTAGCATCAGTTTTGATATTCTACCCTCATCAATGCCGTAAGGGGAGCCTAAGTCAAAGCTTTTGATCCAGTAATGAATGGTTC